ACTCCACCTCGATATCGACGTCATCACGCGCCCGCAGTTCTGAGTAAATCTCCTGGCCTGCGAGCACATCGCCGCCGCCGGAGTTAATCTTTACCTGCAGACGGTCACCTTCTGGCATGGTCGCAAGTGCCTCCCGGACGTCTGCTGGACAGGTGCATTCGATGCCGAACCAGTCATAGACTTCCTTCCAGTCATTCCCGACGATGTCGCCGTTAATCTTCAGGATCATCTCCGCTACCTCCTTCCCCTGATATTCCATATGCCGCACCGACCATAGTCAGGGGCACATAGTTGCCGTTGACGATCAAGCTGTCGCCGCCATCCTGGGACGGGAGGTCAAGCAGGTGTCTTCCTTCGTTCGGAGTGTAGACACCGTTCTGAATTCCAGATGTGATCGTCTGCATCTGGGTCTGTGCATCGGCTCTCAGAAGGACCTTTTCATTGAATTTGTAAATGAGCTTGCCTTCATCCCTCTGCTTCCGGGACAGGAGCTTGAAGTTAATCTCCTGTTCGTACTGTCCGAGCCTGTACAGCATCGTGTCGACCAAGAATGCCAGCTGCTGAGCTTCTGAGCTCGCATAACTGCTCTTCTCGTAGTCGTTTATCTGATTCGGCTTGACACCGAAGGCGGCCGCAATCTGGAGCGCGTTGTATTTCTTCAGCTCCATGAACTGTGCATCCGTCAGCTTGTAGTTGAGCGGCTGCAGGGACATCCCCACAGGAAGCGCCACTACCTTGCCGGCATTCTTAGCACCAGTCAGGTAGTCGTTGTAACGGCTCTGCAACTTCTGCCGGAGCTTCTCGTCCAGGTCTCCTGTGTACTGCAGGACGCTGGAGGCCGTGAGCCCGCTCTCATACAGCTTGCTGAGGTACTTCTGGCTGTATCCGGCTCCCGTGACCGTATCCTTCAGAATCTCCTGCACGGACTTACCGACGATGCCGTCCCACGTCAGCCAGGTCTTGATGTGAATCACATCATCGGACCGGAAGACGTAGGTCTCACCCGACCGGTCATCCGTGAAGCGGTAGTACAGCTTGCCTTTGTAACCAAAGATGCCGGCATTATCGACGTACACGGTCACACAGTCGGACCGCATCGGCCAGAGGCCTACAATCTCCTGCTGACCGCCGTACTTTCCATGTCGCACATACTTCCTCTGAATCCAGGCATAAGCGTTGCCCCAGTGGTTGCAGTTCGCCTCCATCGTGGTCCAGAACGTAGCCGGAGTCATGTAGTCGTTCGGCCGCATCAGAACCCTATAGATGGAGTTGTCTGTCGGCGCTCTGACGCGCCCTCCCTTGTCATCCTCGACGTAGCACTTCAGCGGCAGCTTGCCCATAGTCTCTGACAGCACCTTCAGGCAGGTGTAGTAGGTGGTTTCAGCAAGTGCCTCCGGCTTCTCCTGGTCCGGGTCAATGCCAAGCCATTCAAGCAGCCGTCTGCTCTCTGCATCCGCTGTCGTTACTTCTACATCGTTGAGGATGGCGTGATAAATCCTTGCAAAGACATTCATGCCAGTTCCTCCAAGAATCTGTTTACATAGTCGCTGTAGCCCTCCATGCCGAAATCATGGTAGAGGGCTAATTTAAACGCCGCCAGAGTTGCATCAACCGGGTCGATGCGCTTCGTGGTGGCGTCTTTGTCTATCTTTATTAAGCCATTGTTCGTGCGGATGACCGCATTACTCATGGCATAATTAAGCAGTGGGTTGTGGGTGTAGGCGATGTTACCGCTGAATACCTGCTCACGGAATCCCTGTGTGGCTTCGTTCAGGCTCCGGTGGCTCTGGAAGACTTCCTCTACCACATAGCCCTCATCAGACAGGTCCATCATGATTTTTGAAGCGTTCGCAGGGTCGAAGCACAGGCACTGGATGTCGAGCTCCAGGCGCTTGCATTCATCCAGCACATACTTCATAACCGCTGACTGGTCCACAATAGGGGTGTTCGTCAGCGTGAGGTATCCCAGCCGCTCCCATGCATCATATGGCATCTTATCCTTGATGATGTGCTCACGGAGTTTGTCAGCTGTCGGAATGAAGCTGTGCGTCCATACGCAATACTTCACCACGAACTTGCCCTGCTCCGTCAGCTCCGTCGACTGATACGGCACCACGAATGCCACAGAAGTAAGGTCCGTCTTGGCTGACATATCGAAGCCGACATACACCGGCCTCTTCCTCAAGTCAATCGGCAGCTCCTTCACCTCGCAGGCCTTCCACTTGGCCATATCCATGTAGCCGTTCTGCTTCGCCTGCACCCAGATATTGAGCATCTTCGTCATGAAGGCGATCATCTTCTCAGGAATCTCTTTTGCCACATCGTAGTCTTCCTGAATCTTCTGGAGGCCTTCCGGGTAATATGCCCTGATTGGGTTCGCCTTTTTCCAGGTGTCTATGGAGCCGATATCATCGCCCGGATCAGCCTCGCAGATATCAACGAAGTATTCGTCGTTATTAACATCCACGTTCGGATCCAGTATCTTCGAGCAGTAGTCGTATTCCTGAGTGAAGCAGGGGTATGTAAGGTCCCTGCCGGCTGTCGTAATGATGGAGAGGAGCGGTTCCTTTGTGTTAGACCCTAAAGCCAAATCATAAAAGTCTGTCGTAGGCATCTGATGGTACTCATCAAGAATTAAGCACGCGGGGTTGGTCCCATCACCTGACTTTCCGTCTTCCTTCGACAGTGGCTTCATGAATGAGCCGGTCTTAATATGTTCTATCTGGTCACGCTTGAACCGGAACTTGGACCGGAGAAGCGTTCCCCGCGTCATCAGATCGCATTCATTGAACACTATCTTGGACTGGTCGCGTTTGGTGCCCGCTGTATATACTTCATTCACCTCGCCGTTCTTGACGGCAGTAACTGACAGCTCATACAGCGCCTCACCGCTCTCTAACTGACTCTTGGAGTTCTTCCTTCCGCATTCCGTGAAGGCTTTCCTGAACCGTCTCAGCCCCGTCTCGCGGTGTATCCAGCCGTATATCTGGCACTCTCTGAACTTCTGCCAGGCGGTCAGCTCAATCGGAGTGCCGGCCAGCGTGCCCTTGCTGTGTTTCAGCATCGCGAACCATTTAACTATCCTGTCTGCCCGCTGTTCATCCCAGATATACGGAAAATCCGTCGTTCCGATGCGATTTAGGTCGTTTATGAACCTCTGACATGCCCATTTATGTTTCTGGCCCGACGGAATCACGTCATTTATGCAGTCACGGCAATACTGCAGAATCTCTTCCTTGTTCGTCATATCGCGCCGAACACCTTCTCCATCTCTGCCTCTTCCTTGTCAGCCTTTGCTTTTGCCGTCTTAAGCTGGCCGTCAACAGTCATGCCCAGCCGTCTGGCAGCCTCTCCCATGCATCTCTGGGCCTCGTCCATCATCCGCAGAACCGGGTTAGCTTTCGGACCGTTCTTGGTCTCAATCACCAGCTGGAAGTCTTTCTTCCGGTACTGCCTAACGCAGTCCATATACTTGCCATAACCATTTGCATATGTCAGCAGGTCTGACTTGTTAAGATTCCCCACCACACCGACCTCTTCACGGAGCCGATGCAGGATTCTGTCGTATTCCTTCCTGGCTGTCTCATTGACAAACTCAGTCGCCGGGATGTTCTCCAGGTCTAATCCGTCTGAATTGAGCAGGCTCTCCTCATATTTACGGCGCTCGACATCGGCATGAGACCGGTGTTTTTTCGATATTGAAATGACATTTCGCGTAGCCATTACACCGCCTCCTTTACTTCATCTGCGCCTTTAATGGCGTTACAATAACGACAGGCGAGTTTCACATTATCCCACGAATGCGTCCCCATTTTTGCAAGTGGTACAACGTGGTCAATCGACGGATAATTGTTACCGTATACCCAATAACCATCAGAATTCTGGTGTTTATCGTTCCAGTCGCATGTTTTACCGCAGATATAACAAATCCCTCCGTCTCGCTCATAGAGCTTCGGGAGGGTAATGTCAGTATTGATAATTTGGCTTTTAGACTTAATTCGTTGCAATAACGTACTGTCATGCGTGCTTTTCTTCTTACATGATGCAGAACAGTATTCCCGCATTCCCTTGAACTGAGTGGTAAAAGTATTACCACAGTATTTGCATATCCGTTCTTCTGGAACAAAACTGGACTCGCGATATTCATGTGTAATTTTAAGATGATCCTGATAATTACATTCTTTACTGCAGAACCTATTATGAGTACCTTTTGGATGGAACTCTTTTCCACAAAAATCGCAAGTTCGACGCACGGCCATCTTACCTATCTTCTGCCGATGCTTAGCCGCACGCTTCTCTTCTGCACATACAGGACACTTGACAGGTACGCCAGGCTTTAGGCATAGGCCATGATAAGACATTTCAAAAATGTGTCCGCATGCATCATGCCACAATATCATCTTTGAATTCTTATTTACATATCCGCTGATATACGAAACGCTTCTGTCCAGCTGACGGACATTTTCAAAAACTATCGAATCGTCACGATACTGTCCTGATGCAATCAGTATCTCTTTTGCGGAATATGACAACCCATGACTCCGGCAGTATTGGATGACATAATCTTTAGTTACCCCACATGCAGAAGCAATGTCTTCATACAGACTGCCTTGCGCTCGCATTTCCCGTATAGTGGTGTATACTGCTTTTCTCTTGGTTGTTCTTTCCCGTTTTGCCTCTAAAGACTTAGCATAATTCAAATGTTTTTCGGACGCATTACGAATAGTCATGTCATACACTAGCGTTAGCCCCAGTTTTTTACAATTGGTATAAACAGCTCCTTTAGAGCAATGGAACTTTTCCGCTATTTGTCTGCATGTCATTCCTTCAGCGACACAAGCCATAAGCTCATCGTCTGAAAATACTCTTATTCTTCCCATATTTCGACCTTCTTCGACCATCAAAAAAGCACGAAGGGGAGAGCGGTCGAATACTCTCCCACGGTTTGCAACCCGTTTCGTGCTATAAAAAGCTGATTTCTCAGCAATTTACCGTAAATTTGACCCCCGGCGGGGCTAATCACGCAAGGAAAAG